GTCCGGGATGTCTTGCTAACGCAATCTCCTGGGTCTTAGGGGCCCCCCGGTTGGACAACCGTGACACCTGGATCCTCTTTCGAAGATAGGCAGGCAGTTTCGACTGTTTCTGCGGGCGAGATCATGTCCAATGATCCGCCCAACGATAGGTACCGATGGGTTGCATCGATTAATTTCGATGTCATCAACTCTTCCCAGGTAGCTCTCTCTTCTTTCTTATCGATTGAAGCATCTGAGAGTATCTGAGACCTCAAGTCTGCCATAGACTGAGGTGAGTACTCCGTTCCGTCTAGATTGTAGGATGGTCTGAAGATTCGCTGTAACGTCGGGATCTCTTTCACAAGAGAGGGATCCTTAGTTACCTCGATAAACATCAGACAAAGATCATCTATGGATAGTTGATCTAACTCCTGCCACTGTAGGAAGATTTTATTAAGGATCTTTGACCTTCGTAAAACTGTACGAACCCCTGCCTCAAGAGACAGGGTTTCGTGGCGCCTGGCCATAACCTGGCCAGTGAGCCTCAGTTTACTTGGGAACATAACGTCCATTTTAAATTCCTCAGACCAGGCTGCATCTAGGGACTTTTTAGGGTCGCCTAGATAAGGGTCTAGGATTGTCTTGAGAAGGTATATCATATACCTTCTTAGGTTCGGATGATCGGAGCAATCCTTTCTCCCAATCCTCTCATACCAATGAGATATGAGCTGATTCCTTACAACGTTATTGTAAAGTTTAATTGAGAGGCGAGTAATCGCACCAATTAAGGTGAATTTACCAATAGGATTTGAGGTGCCCGATTCATCCTGATTAACTTCAGGTATGTATGAAGGTAGCTTCAATATCATTATTGAATATAACAGCGGAAGGATGGGCTCATAGACTCTTCCCAACGTCGTCTTATACGACAGAACCTCCCAAGTAGTGGATGAAACCACATACTTAAGAAGCCCCATAATATTAGGACGTGCGAAGAATCTACGAGTAACTCGCGTCGCGAATTCGAGACGCGAGGCTAGGCCATCTAACGATAGATATTCTTTAAAAGGAATAGGCGATATATTGACCTTATTAAAATAGGTCTGATTCGCAAAATTAATCAAAGTACAAGAGATATAACTCTTTGCCAACTTAATAGGAACATCATAAAGGGTGGTCATGAGTGAAAAATAACACTCGGCCGTCGGACGATGTCCGATGACATTGTCGTCGCCCAATACAACATACTTATTAAAAGGCAACACGCCGTCCCTGAAAAGACGGGTGGTAAGCCGTGCGATAAACCCAGGATAGAAGTTATCCTCGATAACATCCAATGTAAAACGTACAGGACCAAAGATAACCTCCCTTAAAGATAAGGGAAGGTCCTTAATCAAGTAGAAATACGGTGAATTTTCTTGGTTCACCTGGATGTCAACTAAGACACTTTCCACATGGGCATATTGATTTATCAAATGGTGAGCCAGATTCATGAGTCCCCAAGATGATAACGCGCCCATCGGTTGTCCACGTCTATAACGTGTCCGACCGGATGGTAGCGTATCAGTTGGATCCCGTGACATCTGACTTTCAGAGTAATGGAATTCTTTATCGACTAAGAGGTTGATCCATGTCCTAGCGATAGGACCCCCTACAAGGGGAGTCAGCAATGACTCATAGATCTGAGTCGGAATTAAATCTGTGGCAGAAGAAAGGTCATACGAATGGTATTCGGTCATATCCTGCCTCTGAACGAAAGCGTTCAGAGACCCCTCTTGATCAAATGTTGAATCTTGAGGGAAATATCGACATATGTCAAATAACCATAAATGAAGAGGTTTAAGTGCTTGTTGGGTAAAGAAATCATTGATTGCAATAATCCTTACTTTGCCGGCGGCTTCCTTAATTGTGGAAAGTTTTCCCAATTTCGGACTTGAGTACGGCAATAAAGCCAACTTAAGACAGTCCTGAACGGACTGTTCCACCGTCGCAGCAAAAGATTTTGTATTTTTCAATAGTTTACACTGATCCACAAGTGGTAATCTACGATATGGTGAATGATCAGCTGGGAAGTAATTAAACTTCTTAGGTGATCTGGATCCATCGTACTTACGATAAGGTCGAGAGACTTTATTAAGCTTAGCCTCTGGGTCACTATACAGGTGATCTAAATATGGTTTAAACATATCTAAGTGAACTGGGAGTGTGTTGCGACAGTACCGAAGGATTGAACTAATATCTCGAGAGAGATAGAAGTATCCAAGGTCCTGGCATAGAGTTAAAATGTAGGAGAGCCCTTTCGGATGCGCCAGCCATGCCACCATATCATATAATATATGAGTGGGAAGCATAGAGGGCGTCCCGTTGGGGCCTGCTCGGGATGAAATGTGATATTTTTCACTATCATCCAACTCTTCAACATACGACCTCACATTATATGTAAGGGCTTTTGGAACAAGCCGTTGACATGCCCAAAAACTGTATGCAAAAGCAGTTAGATGCTTATATGACGATGTTGAACGCGGGGTT